AGGATTATCAGAATCCGGTTGATTTGCTCTTTGAAGATTTGGCAAAAAAGAAGCCAAACAGCTTTGCAGGGCGGCAGTACAAGCTCTATAAATTGGCTGCCGGGGATGCGGCCAGCGACGTGCTGAACCGGTACGGCCTGAACGCAAACGCTTTTGCCAACTATACCGGCGCACCGGTGACCCGGGACGATCAGGCCGGTGTTCTGAGCACCGCGGCTTCTCTGGTGGCAAGCGGAAATCAGGAAGCGGCGGCCAACCTGCTGAAGATGTACGGGCTGGACAGCAATGCAGCCGGTTCCTATGGCACCATTGCAAAACGTCAGCTGGCGACCCAGCTGGCAAAGGCGGCAGCTACGAAGAGCAGCGGAAGTTCGAGAAGATCCGGCGGCTCCAGCAAGAGCGGAAGCGGGTGGACAAACAGCCAACTGCTGACGGCGCTGGGTAAGTATCAGAGCCTGAAGGATGATGACCCGACCAAGAGCGTCTATGCGAACATTCTGGCCAGCGCCGGAATGCTGCCTGACGGTGACACGGGCACAACAGCAGCGACCGGAACTGGCAGCGGGCTGATCGCCCCGCTGGCGAATCCGAACAAGTGGGCCCTGCCCGGGGGAACCACGGGAGGGAGCACGGGTAAGAGTACCGGAATGCCGTACAGCAACGCCCTGAGCTATGCAAAGGGGTGGAGTGCAGAAGGGGTGGATTCGGATACGATCTATGCCCGGCTGGTAAACATGGGCATAAATGATGACGTGGCGGCCAAGGTCTGGAATGCGATGGGATGGTAAGGAGAACAAAAATGGCATGGACAGCAGAACAGATGGCCCAAAAGCGGGCCAAACTTCAGAAAAAAACCAATGCCGCTGCTGGCGGGGCAGAACCCCTCAGTCAGCGCAAGAGCGCTGACAGCCCCCCTGATAGTGGGGCCCTTGGCAGTACGGGAAACTCTGTGTCGGACAATAAAAGCAATACATGGACGGCGGAAAAAATGGCCGAAAAACGTGCGGCACTGCAAACCCAGAAGCAGCAGACGGGCACCGACCTATATTCCACGGCGCTGGAGGATTACCGGACAAGGAACAACCTGGGCTTTGCGGATGACATGGACAGCCGGAGCGACGAGCTGAACCGGCAGAAGGTGACAGTGAGCCCGGCGGGGAATACTCTGGGAACGTGGTACGGACAGCAGGCCCAGAAGCTGAAGAACAGCTATGCGGAGTACAGCCAGCCGGACGAATTTGACCAGGCCAACCAGTGGTTTGACCAGCCTCGGAATCAGGAGCTTGTGAACAAGCTGCTGGAAAAGAAGAGCAATTATACCAGCTATGCCGAGACCGGCACCAGCAGAAACGGGGCCAGCGCCGGGGATGGTAGCATCGACCCATTCCGCACCACGGGAATCAAGGGGAAGGTGGGCAACACCTACAGCACGGCGGACCTGAAAAAGCTGGGGTACACGGACACGGAGATCCGGCAGGCCAGGGAGTATCTGGACACTATGGAAGAAATCCCGGAGTGGAAGCAGCTGGCCCGGCGGACGGCAAACACCGTGGGCGGCGTTGCGGACACCGTGGCCGCTGCCCCGCTGATGGGTGCGGAGTACCTGGTGCAGGCCGGAAAGAACATCCGGCAGAGCAGCGAGAACCGGAAAGCACTGGAAGCAGAGATTGCCCGGAACCCCCGCGAGAAGAACCTGTATGACCAGCTGATGGAAACTGACATGAACTACCAGCCCAAGTACAGCACCGGCGACCTGTTGCAGCAGGGATTTACCCGGCAGGAGATCGAGGACATGCGCAGCCGCATTGCCGGAACGGAAGCAAAGGGTGGCATCGACACGGAGAAGAGCGTGGGCTACCAGCTGTACAACCGGGGCCAGCAGCTGACGGGCGCGGCCCAGAGCGGCCTGACCGATGTGCAGCGGACCGTGCAGGGCGTGGCGACCAGCGCGGCAGAGAACCTTGCCGTGGCTGCCATCAACCCGGCGGCGGTGCTGCCGGTGCTGAGTGCCCAGGGCGCTGCGGATGCCATGGGCAAGAGCGCGGCCAAGGGCGAAAGCGCAGGCAAGGCGCTGGTGGGCGGCGTGGCCAAGTTTGGCGCAGGATGGGCCATCAACAGCGTGGGTGCGGCTGATCTGGCAAGAACCATGGGCGCGGACTACGCCAGAAATTCCGTGGCGGGAGCTGTGGCAGACAAGATCCGGGCGCTGGCTGGGGATTCGGCCTTTGCGGCGGCACATCCGGCAGTTGCCAACGCCATTTCCGGCGGCATTGACAACGCCATGCAGGCCTTTGTGGAGACCTACGCCGACAAGGCCATTGATGCGGCCCTGGGAGACAGCGAAGCTGCCCAGACCATGTTTACCACGGACACGCTGGTTCAGGCGCTGGAAGCGGGGCTGACCGGCGGAGCGTCCGGTGCACTGGGCGGCGCTGTGGGCACAGGGCTTTCCAGGATGAACGCGGGAGATTCCAGCCTGCGGGGAAACGTGGAGCGGTATGCCGCTCAGGACGAATACGAGCAGGCGCTGAAGGAACACCAGCGCCGGGAGGAGCTGGCGCGGGAGCCGGAACCCCTCAGTCAGCGCGTGAGCGCTGACAGCCGCAACCCGTTAGCCCTTGGCAGAACGGAAAACTCTGATCTGATAGAACAGGGCTCATCTGAGCGTGTACAGCAGGGCTCTGCGGCTGAGGATAGCGGTACGAGTGCTGCACCGGTATCGGACAATGTGGCGGTGCAGACGTTTGCAGAAGCGGCGGCCGGTGACAGCCTGACAGGCAAGACCATCAGGCTGTTCACCCCGGAGGCCGGAAACGAGGCAAACCGCGCGGCTTTTGAGGAAGCCTATGGGGTGAAGTTGCCGAGCACGGCTGCGGCTACCCGGCGGATGCTGCGGGAAGTGGCGACACAGCGCAGCCAGCAGAATGCTGTTGAGAACGCTGGGGAAATGGTGGAAAGTTCGAGAGAAGCGGGCTCACCCTCTCAGTCGGCGCAGAGCGCCGTCAGCTCTCCCGAAGGGCGAGACCTTGGCATGTTGGGCAGCTCTGAGCTGGACGCTGAAGGCCGTACTGGACGGAAGGCGGCGGAGGACGACGGTATTGTAAATGTTCCTCAGCAGGCGGTCATGCAGGCGGCGACCACGGAAGAAAGTGCTCTGGGTGAAGCAGGCAGCAGCCCGATGCGGGAGACCTACGGCATGGAAGCACCGAGGACGGAGGGCCAGAAGCAGGCCCGGACGGAGCAGGTGCTGCGGAGCTGGAAGGTGGGCGAAAAGGCGGCGCAGGAGATCAGCCGGAAACAGCCGGAAGGCGTGGACAGTGACCGCTATGCGGCGGCAGCATCCACCCTGTACCGGCTGGGCCAGATGGAGGACGTGAAGACCTTTGACCAGGCGCTGGAGCTGGCGGGCACCGGCAGCGGCATGGCGGCCAACGTGAACTATGTGCTGGGCAACCTCAAGGGCCGGAACGCGCTGGAGATCGCCTACACCTACGGCAGGGATGCGGCAGAGACCCGGTGGGCCAAGAGCCAGCTGGGCGGTACTCTGACGGAACAGAGCCTGACGGGCAGGGGTGAGACCATCTACAAGGGAACCCTGCGCAACGCGAACGACGCTGGCAGCCAGGTGATCGAGCTGAACGCGGCGGCAACCGGCACCACGGCGGTTCTGAAAAACGTGCTGCAGAACGGTGCAGGACAGGCAGACAGCCGGGTGCGGGCCTATGTGGACACGGAGACGGCCCGGATCTTCTTTGGAGACAGCGCACAGGATACGTTCGGCACGGTGCTGCACGAGGACTACCACTGGTACAACGCACTGGACAGCGAGGGAGCAAAGACTTTGCAGGACCATGCCCTGCTGTATCTGGCCAAGAGCAGCGGCTTTGAGACCGTGGACGAGATGATCCGGGAGAAGATGACCGACTATGCCCAGCAGAACCTGACCTATGAGGAAGCTGCCGAGGAGCTGGTGGGCGATGCCTGGCGGGGCATCTTCTCCAATGAATCCGATTTCAAGCGCTGGGTAGAGTTCCAGCGCGGGCAGGCCGAGAAGAACAGCGGCAGGGCCGGAACCATCCGCACCGTGATGAACCGGGTGAAGGAGATGCTGGGCGGCATCATCAGCCGGGCCAAGGAAGTGCTGACCCTTGACCCCGACAACCGGGCTGCCCTGAAGGCCCAGCGCCTGGCCGAGAACGAGCGCAGAATTTTGCAGGACGAATACTTTGCCCACGCTGAAAAAGCGATGGACAACCTGCGCAGTGCAAAAGAAAACGCCGCTGCCCTCAAGACAGAGAGCGCGGCGGAAGGACAGGGCGTGAGATATTCCATTAACCCGAGCTATGCACAGGACATTGACGAGTGGAACCGTGACGGACGAAACAGCCGGGAAATCTTTGTGCTGGGCAGCACGGCGGAAGCTTTGCAGGGACTGGGCGCACGAGAAAATGACATCTACATGAAAGGCGATAAAATCAGCCTGATTCTGGAACAACACCCGGAAATGACGTTGAACGAGATCAAACGCATTCCGGAAATTTTGGATGACCCCATTCTGGTGCTTTCCAGCCAGAATAAGGGGCGTGCCGGTTCACAGAATACCAGACTGGTTTTGTTTGGAAGCGTGAAAGCGCAGGATGGCAGACCCGTACTGTGCGTGCTGGATCTTCAGCCAGTAGAAAACCGAATCGTGATCCAGGATATGCAGAAGGCGACCAGTGCTTATACCAAGGATAACGACCCTGTGAGATTTGTGCGGAACAGCGAAGTGCTGTATACCTCTGAAAACAAAAAAAGAACCACAGCGTTACTTAGGACACTAGGCTTCCAAATGCCTAGCGAACTGCAACGCTATGGTTCTATGGGTAGTATATCCTATCATGGGCAAAACGTCAAGATGGAAGGTGTGCCGTTTACAAAAATAGAACTCTCCGGTGGTACCCACATGGAATCCGAAGATTCGGGGAGTAGTCTGCCGGAGAGTTTTATGGAAGCCCCCGGTGGAACCGTCACCGAAACAAAAAATTCCGATGCCAGCAGATTGCCGGAAGCTTCCAGAGAAAGCAGCCTTACCACGGTACTCAAAACCGAGCAGGGCGATGAAGCCCCTAAGCTGCTTTCTAAAAACAGTATAGCACAAGAAAATGCCGAAAGCAAGGGAAACAGCGAACCTGTGAAGAAATCGGTGCGGTTCCAGCTGAGTGACGGCTCTGCTGGAAACGTGGATGAATTGACGGCACTTCAAAAAGAAAGCAGAGAACTGGAACACCAGCAAAACGCCCTGAAAATAGAGCGAACAAACTGGCTGAACAGCGCCGAGGTAAAGGAGATTGAAGCGAAGAGAAAATCTCTGGGTTTGTTCTCTGCCGAGGCAAAGGAGTTTAAGGCCAGTGAAGAATACCAGGCGTACCTTGCAAAGCGGAAGGACTTTAACCAGCGCGGTGCAGAGCTTGAAAACCGAATCGGTGAAGTGAATAATGCACTGCGGGAAGCCCATGCCAAGCTGGAAAACCAGAGAAATGAACAGAAGCAGAAACAGCAGGCTGTCTATGATGCCAAAGCAAAGGAAGCAGGCGGTGCGGCGAAGTATCGCCGTCAGCTGGCCGTGGAGCAGTTTGGCACGACGAGTGAATTTGAACGGGCCGGATACATCCTGCCGGATGGGCAGATGCTGGATTTTGCCCGGAATGATAAGACCCGTGACACCGACCACCGGGAAATTATGAGTGTGTTCGGCCCGGCGGAAGTATCGGAAGGGACGGACGCACTGAACAAGTTCCTGGCAGACGGTAATGTGCGGGTGATGGCGGAAGCTCCGGGTGTTGACCTGGCCGCAGACAAAGCCCCGACCGCTGCACAGCTGGAACAGATCCGTGAGATGGTGGGAAGCCTGGGCAGTGAACAGAGAAAGTTCACGCTGGATATTTCCACCACCGACGGCAGGGTTGCAGCCAGCAAGGAGTACAGCGGCCGCATTGATGCTGACCGTGTTGTGCGGGAGATCAGGGACTATTACAAGACCGGTGAGCTGCCCGCAGAGAGCAGCCTGGCACGATTCCGGTACCAGCTGGCGGCCAAAGCCGAACAGGCGGAACGGGACGCGCGGAAGAACACCCAGCGGCAGGCAAGCCGGGCCATTGCGGACAACAGTGCGGCAATGGAAACGCTGGCCCAGATGATGGGTGTGACCCACGGTGTGCGGATCAGCCAGGATTCCATTGACGGGCTGGCGGTGCGGTGGACAAAGGCCAACGGCAGCAGGGCCGACCGGACGAAGATTGCCGGAGAGACCCGGGCGCTGGTGGAGTACATGACGGCGGACGGGGCCAGCATGAGCAAGGCCAGCGCGCTGTCTGAGACCATTGCAGATGAAATACTGAGCGGGGCCACCTACCGGAACACCGAGCTGTGGGACGAGTACCCGGAATACCACGACCTGAGCTACACGGTGAACAAGGACGGCCCGGCCAAGGCGGAGCTGGTGAAACGGTACGGGACGTGGAGTGAAGCGGTGGCCGAGGCCCGGAAGCACGGCGTGAAGCTGCGGCAGGCAGAGGGTGTGCGGGACGGCAACCCGGCGGAAGTGTATGAAGCCATCGTCAACGACACCCGGGCCATGGGCGGCACCAAGGAAGGGGCAGCGGCCTTGTTCCGGGGCGCGGCCCAGGCGGCAGGCGTGGACGGCGCGGCCAGCATGGAGAGCACCGAGTGGCTGGATGTGCTGATGAACGTGCACGATGCCATCAAGCCCAGGATGATGAGCCGCTTTGCAGATGCTGCCGAGTACGAGGATGCCAAAGTGGAGCTGGCCGACCGGATGCTGGGTGATATCCTGAACGTGCCGGAGATGACCGATGCACAGGCCATCTTTGACGGGTTCCAGCGCTGGCAGCGCCAGGCTGTGGCTGCTGCCGTGGGCGAGGAGAACGCGGAGCAGGCGCTGAAGGATCTGCGGAAGGTGCAGAAGGAGCAGAACCGGGAGTTCAACCGGAGGATGTATGAGAACAGCCGGAACGGAAGCCGAGATGAAGCACTGCGGCAGTGGACAGAACAGCAGAAGCGGAATGAAAAAGCAGAAAAGCTGCTGGATCAGAATCTGGATACGCTGGGGCTGGACATCACCAACTACGGCGACATGGCCGAAAAGCTGGACGTGCTGAAGGAAGCCTACGAACGGGAGTGGAAGGCCGAAAAGAAGCGGCTGAAGGAAGAACGCCAGCAGATGCTGGACGAGATCCGGCTGGAAAACAAACAGTTGAAGCGGGAGAACTGGAACCTTTCTCACCAGGTGGCAGGAGAACAGCGCCGGGCTGATCGGGCTGAGTGGCAGCTGATCCATCAGGAAAACGAACTGCTGGAATGGGAGCAGGAAAACCAGCGCAAAGCTCAGGAGTGGCAGGAAAAGCAGGCGGAACGAAACGCAATCGCCATCACTGCAGCCCAGCAGCAGCGGGACGAGGACATTGCCATTGCCAAGAAGCTGGCTGAGAAGCGAGTACAGAAAGCCCGGGACGGCCGGCAGAAGGACGAGCTGCGGCGGGGCATCCGGGCCAATGCTGCCCAGCTGAACCAGATGATCCTGCGGCCCAGCAAGGACCGGTATGTGCAGCCACACCTGATCCAGCAGGCGGCAGAGGTGGCAAAGCTGGCGGATATGACCCTGCTGAACGACCACGCCGTGGCCCGGCTGACGGCCCTGCGCACCAGCATCATGCAGTCGATGGGAGCCGAGAACAGCTCCAACGGCATCAGCGAGGACTGGAAGCTGAGCAAGGTGCCGGAGCTCATTGACGCGCTGCAGGCTGACCTGAATGCCAGCAAGCAGGCCCAGCTTGACCGGCTGAACAAGCAGCTGACAGAGGCCGAGGCACTGCCGGACAGCGAAAAGGCCGAGATGCTGCGTGACCGGCTGAGAAAGCGGATCCGGGAGAGCGAGAACCGTACCTATCTGCCCATGACGGTGGACCAGATGCGGATGCTGAAAGCCATTACGACCAGCACCCTGCACGTGATCCGGACGGCAAACAAGACCCTGAGCTTGCAGAAAGCCGAAGCGGTGGACAAGATCGCCAACGAGGCAGCTGCAGAGGTGCGCCAGAGCAAGGGCAACGATGGAAAGCTGCGGAGCGCCCTGACCAGGTACAACCTGGATATGCTGGGGGCTGGCCGTGTGTTCCGGATGCTGGGCGGCTACGCAAAGAACAGCCAGATGGAGAAGCTGGGCACCATGCTGAATGACGGCCAGCTGGAACAGACCCGGATCACTGTGGAGGGAACGAAGCTCTTTGACAATGTGACGGGCAAGGCGAACCTGAGACAGATGGAAAAATTCGCCGGTCCGGGCGCGGAGCTGGTGGACATTGGCCTGAAGGACAGCAAGGGTCGGGCTGCACCGTTGACCCACGCCCAGCTGTGCAGCCTGTACATGCACCTGCAGAACGCCGACAGCCGGGAGCACCTGCTGAACGGTGGCCTGACGATCCCGGATGCGGAGGAGTACAACAGGGGCGACATTGAGAAGGCTTACCAGAAGGGCCAGACCGTGAAGATCGGGATGCTGACGGACAGCACGGGAAACCCCATGGCCGACACCGTGATCCAGGCCGTGGAGAAGGCCATGACCGACTACGACCGGGCCTGGTGCGAGGACATGAAGAATTTCTTCGGCAGCTACACCACGAACCTGATCAACGAGACCAGCATGAAGCTGCTGGGCTACCAGCGGGCCACCGTGAAAAACTACTACCCCATTGCAGTGGACAAGACGGCGCTGGCGACCCAGATCGAGGGCGTGAAACTGGATGCCACCATTGAGGGCCGGGGCTTCCTGAAGAACCGTGTCAAGAGCCAGATGCCCATCCTGCTGGAGGAGTGCAGCAGCGTGGTGCAGCGGAGTTTGCGGGACACGGCAGCCTACGCCGGACTGGCGGCACCCATCCGGGATGTGCAGAAGGTGCTGAACAGTGGCATTGAGACCGAGGACGGCATCAAGATGCTGAAAAATGGTATCCTGAAAGAGCAGTGGGGCCAGAGCGCGACGAACTACATCGATGACCTGCTGACAGACCTGCAGACCACGCAAAGAAAGCGCTCGACCACAATGACCAAAGTGCTGGACAGGTTGCGCGGCAACTATGCGGGCGCGATCCTGACGCTGAACCCTGGTGTGGCCATTGCGCAGGCGGCATCTCTGCCAACGGCGGGCGCGGTACTGGGTGCGGATACCATGGCGGCGGTGGTGCCGTTTGTGAAGAACCTCTCCGGCAAGCAGCGGGCGGCGCTGGAAGCGGAGATCGCCCAGCACGGGGATGTGCTGCTGCGATACCGACTGCGGGGCAGCCAGCGGGGTGAGCTTGCCAGCATTGGCGTGAGCCAGGGCGCGGCAGAAAAGGCTATGGACAAGCTGCCCAAGTGGGTGACCGGCTGGATCAACAGCATGGACGAGATCACGGTGGCGGCACTGTGGGAAGGCTCCAAGCGGTATGTGGAGCACCATACCAATGAGTTTGCAGAGGGTGCAGCCACGAAAGGCAGCGAAGCCTACTGGGAAGCCGTGAACAAGATGTATCAGCGGGTCATTGAGGAGACCCAGCCCAACTACACCACCATGCAGCGGGCGGGGATCCAGCGAAATCCGGATCAAATGACCAAGACCCTGACAATGTTCACGACCCAGCGTTTCCAGAACTACGGCATTTTGGCCGATGCGGTGATGGACTACAACGCCCAGAAGGCACGGGACAAGGCTGCACCCAGCAGCGAGACGGCAGAAGAAGTGAAGCGGGCCGGAAAGAACCTGAACCGGGCCATTGTGAGCCAGATCACCCAGACTGCTGTGTTTGCGCTGATGAAGATCGGTGCGGACTTCCTGCTGCACCGGTGGGACAGAGAGCAGGACGAGAACGGAGATGTGACCGCGGCCAGCGTGAGCAAGCGATTCCTGAATCTGTACACGGAAAGCTTTGCGGGCAACTTCCTGTATGGCAGCGAGCTGTACAGCGCTGTGGGAAATGCAGTGAACGGTACGGATTACGATGTGGTGAGTGCAACCAACATCAGCGCTGTGAATGATCTTTTTGCAGCAGTAACGAAGTTTTCCAGCCTTGTCCGGCAGGACACCGGTGACATGACGGAGGAACAGCTGGAAGCGTATCACCAGAAACTGCGAAAAGCAGGCGTGAACCTGATGCAGTACGGGTTTGAAATTGCGGGTGTACCTATGGGAAACGCCCGGAAAATGCTGGATGCCTTTGATGCCTATGTGGAAGATGCACGAGACATTGCAAGCGGAAGCGGCTTTTCGTTCAGCTCGACCCCGACGAGCGCCACCGGTCAGTATGATCGGCTGTACAACGCCATTGCCGAGGGGGACACGGACAACGCCAGCGGTGCTATGGCGAAGCTGGAAGCCATGGGCAAGGACGAAAAGACCATTGCCAGCCAGCTGAAGAACCGGCTGAAGAAATACAGCCCGGAAGTAGAGCAGGCGGCCAGGGCCCGGAACGAGGGCAAAGACAGCCAGCGCCAGGAGCTGACAAAGCAGCTTGTGCGGGAAATGTACGAGACCCTGGGCATCCGGGAGGGTGTGAAAGCTGACGCGGAAAAGCGGGCATGGGTGATTGACCTTGTGACCGGTGCCATCGACAGCAAGGCAGACGAGCTGCTGGCGGGCGGCACCGAGGGCAGCGTGTACGATGACCTGACTGAAGCGGTGGACACCGGCAGGACCAGCGACGTGCAGGATGAGATCCGGCGGCTGCGGACGGCGGGCAAAGCGGACAGCCAGATCAAGAGCAAGATCACCGATGCGGTGAAGGAGGAGTATCTGGCGGGCAACGACCGCGACCGGGAACAGCTGGAACAGATGCTGCTGAAGCTGGAAAAGGCCGATGGCAGCCAGATGTACGAGGAGAAGAACTTTGCCCAGTGGGTGAAGGACGCGGCAAAGAAGGAGGAACAGGCAAAAAACAGCAAGGATGAGTGGGCAGGGGTGAGGTGAACCGCTCAGTCACGCTTTGCGTGACAGCTCCCCTAGTAGGGGAGCCCTGCTTAGAAGAAAGGGAGACCGTTCACCCAGAACGGTCTCCCTTTTGTATGTCCGGGGTAGTTGCACCCGGCGGGGCGTGATAGGATAGGGGCAGGAAGGGAGTGAAACTGTGAGCCAACTGGATATCAAGATCAGAAAGCTGCAGGACAATGGTTCGACGTTTCGGGCAAACATTGAGACGCTGTATCTGGGCGGTGTGCGGAGCGCCAAGGTGGACGAGCTCCGCTTTGAGCTGCCGGAAGAGTGGAAGAACTGCACCGTGACCCTGCATGTGCAGCGCCTGAGCGGCACAAAGCCGGACCCGCAGATCCTGGACGAGAACAACAGCGTGCTGGTGGACCGGCGCTGGACGCTGGAAAAAGGGGGCACCTGGATGCTGCTGGCCATCAACGACAGCGGCTACATTGCCATGACCAAGCCCGGCAAGTACACCTGCTATGACACCATCGACACCGACACGACCACCGAGAACATTACGCCGAGCATCTATGAACAGTTCGTGGCCGAGGTGACGAAGTACGCCAAGCAGGCGCTGGAGAGCATGAACGCGGCCAAGACCAGTGAGACCAACGCAAAAACATCCGAAACCAACGCGAAAGCCAGCGCGGATAAGGCGAAGGCCAGTGCCGACAGCATGGATACAAGTGTGGCCACCTGCACCACAAAGGCCAAGGAGGCCGAAGCGAGTGCGGTAAGAGCCAAGACCAGCGAGACCAACGCAAAAACGTCGGAGACCAATGCCAAGGCCAGTGAGAATGCGGCAAAGACGAGTGAGACAAACGCCAAAGCCAGCGCGGATGCAGCCAAGAGCAGCGAGACCAAGTCCGCCGCCAGCGAGACCGCAGCCAAGGCTAGCGAGACCGCCGCCAAGCGGGCCCTGCAGGACACGGAGACGGAGCACACCGCCGCCTTGCAGAACATCGCACAGGCCCGCACCGCGGCCCTGAACGACGTGGCGGCCTCCACCAAGACGGCCACCGCTGCGGCAAACACTGCCACCCAGCAGGCCACCGACGCTGCGGGGAGCGCTTCCACCGCCGCCACCAAGGCCGGGGAGGCATCCACCAGTGCGGGAGCGGCAGCTACAAGCCGTCAGGCAGCAGAAAAGGCTCAGAAAGCCGCAGAGGATGCCGCAGCGCTTGCCGGAACACGGGCCGGCACGGACAAGACCCTGTCCGTGCCCGATGCACCGGCGGATGCAAAGACTGTGGGCGACAAGTTCAAGAGCATCAAGACGGACTGGAATTCCGTGACGGATAAGCCGAGTACGTTTCCACCGAGTGCGCATAACCACTCGAAATTGGAGTTCGAGAACAAGAATGAAGTGAATTTTGTTGGCATCCCAGAAAACAACACAGTCTACTTGGGATATCGAGACAACACCATTGATGAGTATCGGTTTAATGACGGTCGAGGAAGCGGCTCTTTTGCAAATGTCAGGGCCAACAAATTCATTGGTTCGCTGGATGGTAATGCAACCACCGCCACAAAAGCAACCGGCGTAACCGACTATAAGGACGCATCCAGAACAATCCAAGTCGGCTATGCGGGCGACGGCCTTAACACGTCGAATCTGACGCACATTGCAGGCTATACGGACAACGGTACGAAAATCAAGGATGTCAACAAGTCGGTTATGCAGAGTTGGCTGGGTGTGACCACCATTACATCCCAAACCAGTGACCCCGGTTCGGGAAGCAGCCTTGCAACCGGCTCTATCCTACTGGTGTACGCATAAGGAGGAGAGAACATGGCGATTTATACCGGAATCGGCGGAAGTGCCAAATCGGTCTCCAAGATCTACATCGGCGTGGGCGGTACCGCAAGGCAGGTGCACAAGGGCTATATCGGCGTGGACGGCGTAGCCAAGAAGTTCTATGACGGCGGCAATCCCATCAGCTCTTTTGCATTGGGGACAGAATTTGGCATTGCTGACCCGAGCGGCAACAATACTTACTGGTATAAGCTGGTGCACAAGGGCGTTCCGGGCGGCGGGTTGTACGACAGCACGGCCAACGGCGCATGGCTCTGGCGAACAAACATTGCGGCATCCACTTCCATCAGTGGCAGTTACATCTACGGCTACGAAGGATGGGCACTGGACAACTGGTGTGTCAACTACCCGGGCGGAAATATCACCTCCAGTGTGGCAAACCGCCTGATGACCGTGCATTTGCCCTACGTGAAACAGGCGGATTACAGTTCGGACAAGGTTTCCTCCGGCTCGAACGGCCTTTCGAGGAAGTGCTTTCTGCTTTCCGCGGTCGAGATGGGCGTTTACACCTGGCAGGGCATAGATGGTCTGATGGCACAAGAAGGTGCAAAGCTGGACTACTTCGACTACACGACTGCTGCCACCGACAAGCGAAAAGCAGACAATGAATACTGGACACGCTCCAAGCGAAGCTACAACGGCAACTATATGTACATGTTCTATAAGGATGGTAGTTTTAGCAGTGCAGGCGGCCACAGAGAGGACTCGCACGGTCTGCGCCCCTGCATCGTGCTGCCGCTGAATACGCTGGTGACAACGATTAAGTTATTCGGGGAGATTAACTATATTTTCTGAGCACCCGGAAAGGAGAGTTCAAAATGGAAGAAGCAACGATCCGCCCCGGGTACACGGTACCGACCGAGACCGACGGCACCCCGGCAGATTACAGCGCGATCGAGGCTGCGGTGAACGCACACAACCAAAATGCACAGCCCGGGGAAGCTTACTGGGGCATCCGGCTGTGCGGGGCGGAGTATGAGGTGTACGAATACGGGAAAGTGCCACAGCCGCCGACCGCCGAAGAGCTGGCTGCGCAGGAAAAGGCCCATAGGGAAGCCCAGCAGCGGCAGGAGGTACTGGACAAGTTGCCGGAGACGCTGGAAGCGCTGAAAAACGAAAACGAAATGCTGAAGCAGTGCTTGCTGGAAATGAGCGAGACTGTCTATGCGTAAAATCACACAAAAAATCGAAAGGATGGTATTTATGATGGCTATGTTATGGGCACAGGAAATTATGTCCGCTGAGACCGTGGAGGAGGCAAAAGCTCTGTATGAGCGCTGCCCCCGCTTGCTGAAGGAGAAGGTCAAGGCAATTCTTATCAAGAGCGGCTTTGAGGAAATCACACAGTAAGGAGGCGCAGATCAATGCCCAGAACAATTCTTGACGTTTCCCGCTGGCAGGGCAGCATCGACTGGGACGCGGTGAAGCGCAGCGGCAAAATCGACGGCGTGATGCTGCGGGTGCTGGGCAGCAAGGGCGGCAAGCCCTACCTCGACCCCTATTTCGCCCGCAACTACGCCGAGTGTGCCCGGCTGGGCCTGCCCGTGGGCGGCTATTACTACACCTGTGCGGTCACGCAGCGGCAGACGGAGGAGGAGCTGGCCGCCCTCAAAACAGCTCTCCGGGGCAAAACGTTCCAGCTGCCCCTTGCCATCGATGTGGAGGACCCCCGCCTGCGCTCCCTGGCCCCCGCAAAGCTTTCGGCCCTGGTGGCCGAAGCCGCTGCCCAACTCGAAGCGTGGGGGCTGTATGCAATGGTGTACACCTACACCAATTTCGCGGACACCGCCCTCGACATGGCAGCACTCGCTGCTTATGATCTGTGGATCGCGGACTACCGCGGCAAGCGCCCCGCCCGCCGCCACGGCATGTGGCAGTACACAAGCAGCGGCAAGATCCCCGGCGTGAGCGGCCCGGTAGACCTGAGCCATGCTTACAAGGACTATGCTGCCATCATCCAGCGCAAGGGGCTGGGCAAAGTGAAAGGAGAATGACAATGAAAAATGAGATTTGTGCGGCCATCGGCATTGTGGGCGGGGCCATTGCCAGCCTGCTGGGCGGCTGGGACGCGGCGCTGCAGACGCTTATCATCTTTATGGCAATCGACTACATCACCGGCCTGATCGTGGCGGGGGTGTTCCACACCAGTCCCAAGACCAAAACTGGCACCCTTGAGAGCCGGGCAGGCTGGAAGGGCTTGTGCCGCAAGGGTGTGAGCCTGCTGGTGGTACTGGTTGCCTGCAGGCTGGATGCTGTCATCGGGTCGAACTTTATTCGGGACACCGTTGTCATTGCGTTTGTATGCAATGAGACTATCAGTATCGTGGAGAATGCCGGACTGATGGGTGTGCCCATCCCGGCGGCGCTGACTCGTGCTGTGGACGTGCTGAAGCAGCGGGCGGAAGAAAAGAACGGCAGCTGACAACGGCCCCGGGGAGCCTGATGGTTCCTCGGGGCTGAATTTGCGTTTTCGACTTCTTTCGACAAAAGGCGTAGCATGATGGGCGAAAGGATGTGTTAGAATGACTGATACACAATTTGACCACTTGCTGCGCCCTCTGGGCATCATTCGCACAAAGAATGATTATTATACTCTCCGGCAGTGTATGACGCTGATTTGCACCAGGCCTGACCGGTTGCGAGCCTTGCAGAAGGAAGTTTATCTGCCTGTGGCGGAAGCTTCTGGTCATGCTTGGAGGGCTGTGGAGAGCGCTGTTCGCAGGACGGCAAAGCTGGCGTGGGAAACTGACTCGGAGAAAGTGCAGGTGTTGGCGGGATACCCGCTGGATCATCGGCCAACGGCGGGACAGTTTTTGGAGATGCTGTATAATGCAGCGGATACTATGTACGAGAAAAAGTAAGATTTGAAAGAAGTATGTAGAAAGAATTGGGGGTGGCGTAAAGGGAAAAATTGTTCGAGTGAGAATGTGTCAGGTGGACCAAACAAAAATAATCCGAACTTGTTTCCGATAGGAGATGGGTTCGGATTATTTGTTTTCTTCGGAAAATTAGCGTTTGCGAAGCAATGAAAGCCCCAGTGGGGCTTTTAAGCGACGGAACGGTCTGCGTTAGCAGATGGAGGGGCTTTGCCCCGACAAGTTCCATGCAGGTGTCCGTGGAAGATGAAATCCGAAATCATAGATTGACCGACATAAGCCACAACATGATTTCAGGAGGATACGAACATGAAGTACGATGCAAGAGCTTGCCATTTCAACATGGACACCGGCTGCGTGGAGCTGCTGCTCCGGGATGGAAGAAAAATTTCCATCAATTGCACCGGGGTCGAGGATGCGCTGGATGTGACCATGGCGCAGAGGTCAGAACTGGATTATCTCATCTACAATGACCCACTGGGCTATGCCGATTTGATCCTGAATGGTGACCCAGAGGAATATTTGAAAAATGTGACCGGGAGCTGTGGGTTGGAGGACTAACTGGTAGCTCAAATTATACAAAAGCGCAGTACTTTTTGGGAGGTGCTGCACTTTTGCATTTGAATGCATAAAACGTCATTCGATTACTTGACTTTTTATAAAATTCATGTAAAATATGAAGTATAAAAAAATTCCACCGCTTATAATTTCATCTGTGAAGGAGGTTCACATGAAAAAAGCATTTTTTGAAGATTCCGCAATGGCAATGGCAAAACTGATTGTTGAAAGCATCTACCATGGCATGGAAGAAAATGAAGGTGTCTATGCCGATTTGATGTATTCTAACGGAAAAGGACAGCACGGCTGGGCACATATCTTTCAAAATGAACATGAACATTTAACAAAGGCAGGATATCGTGTGGTTTTGATGGTCTCTGGAAGCTGGAAGTATGCTGTGGCATATGATCCTCACAGCAAAACAGCCATTATGATTCTTCGCCAAGAAAATTTCCGCAATAGACTTGTCAAATTGCAGAATGGTGAGATGCATTACGTTTTTTCGGGACTTCCGGCTAATCAAGATTTGAATGAAATGGTTCCCCAGTATGAGCAGATGTCACTGTTTGGACAAGATAAAGCTGTGCAGCAAAAAGCCGAAAAGCCCTTCGATGAATTGGAGCAAGCAGTAGACGGTGAAGTCTTGAGATTTGGAATTTTAACGTACCGCTTAGATTTAGCTCAATTGATCAGAAGCTGTACATTGGAAATTTTGAATGCAAATGGTTGCATCGTTGATGAAATGAATTTGGATTCTGCAATTCCGATGAATTGGAAAGAAGCTGTTCCGGAAGATGAAATTACTAAGTTTAAGGAAGAAACTGGTAATGAGTATGGCGTTCAAATCGACAGTATTCCGGAATTCAAACCGCGGAAAAAATTTGTACGGAAAGATGGGTAAAAAATGGGTGCCATTGTTACATCCGAGTTTAATGGAATGCGGCTGACATTGGCTCGTGAAATCCAAAATATTTCCAGTCCTAAGCTAGCAGAAAAGATAGGGGTGACAAAGCAAACTGTCTCTCAGTATGAAAATGGTTTAATTAAACCAAGTGCCGATAAAGTATTAGCAATTTCGCAAGAATTGAAATTTCCACCGAAATTTTTCTTTGAAGGTAGCAGCGATAATTTTAGTCCCGGAGTTGCATATTGTAGAGCAACTACAACCACGACAAGAGCCGTAAAACTACGGCAAACAAACATTGATGTATTGAAATCATATATTTATGACTTTTTTGCAGAATATATTGAATATCCATCAACCGAACAATTGATCGATTGTATGAAATCTGTAGCAGAGTGTTCTGACATGGAACTAATCGCAAAAAAAATTCGGGAAAAATTGGACTTATCGGATAGGCCCATTCGTAATATGAGCTATCTGTTACAAAATCTTGGAATTGTGGTAACTTCTTTCTCGGAAAACGTAGGGCATTTGGACGCAATCAGTCACATTCCGGTCCTTGCTAATAATGGAGAAAGCAAGAGGTTCTATTTCACAACATATAATACAGATAAAACAACACCTGCAAGATTGAACTTTACGTTGGCTCACGAACTAGGACACTGGATACTCGGTCATATTGTTTCGGATGTAAAATCGCAAGCAGATGCCGAGTATCGAAGCAATGAATCAGATGCAAATCAATTTGCATCGGCATTTTTACTGCCCAAAGAAGCATTTTTGAAAGACCTTCAATATCCAACAGTTTTAAATGAATATTTAAGACTAAAAGAAAAATGGCATGTCTCAATTGCGATGATGATTCGTAGAGCATATATGCTAGAGGTACTGTCGCCAAGTCAATATCAATATTTGTTTAGGCAGCTTGGAAGTCGTGGATGGCGAACATTTGAACCGGGAGATATGGTTGAAGTTCCCACGGCATCTCTTTTTTCGGTGTCTGTAAAGATTCTGGATGACAATGGAATTATAGAAAAAGGAAATTTGCTGAAATATCTGAACGAAAACTGTTTTACGGCACAACAAAAAACATTTGAGGATTTGATGGGATTGGAACAGCATACGCTTGATCCGGCTATGTCGGGTTCTTTTAGTAGAGTTGAGTTCAAGCCAAACTAACAAATCCTTTTATACAGAAAAACAGGGTGCGCCCTGCGGACGCACCCTGCCAAAAGCCACAGACAACAGCGATATGTACAGCAGGGCGTTCCCCGTAGCAGAGTTCCCATAAAACAGTATTTGCAAAAGCTCCCGAAATGGGGAAGATTTGGCGTGACTTCGGTCACGCCTTTTCTTTTGCTTCCAGTTCATCCAGAGGGATGTACCCCAGCCCATCGTACTTGATATGGATGTGCTGCACCCGCTTTCCGCTGGACTTATCCGGGGCATCCACATAGATGGCCGACACCAGTTCACGGAGAGCATAAGGGGTGAGTTCTTCAATATGAACGTAC